TGTACTGCCCCCGCCAGTCGGTCTGATCCAGGATCTCGACGCCGTTGATCTTATAGCGCTTGACCTGATACACCACGGTGTCGCGTTCGATGCGCTTGCCGTCCGGCCCGGTGGCGTATTGCAGTCCCGGCGGCAGCGGGTCGCTGATTTCGTCGCTATACAGGCCGGTGACTTTACCGTCCGGCCACTGAATCGCGATTAGCTTCTTGGGGATCGCTTCCCGCACCCAGTAGCGCGCGACCAGCACGCCGTCGGTGCGGATCCAGGCGGGCGCGGGGTTGCTGATGCCAGCGTAGAAATTGCTGGCCACGACATCGCTGTCGCCGTATTCGGCCTGGTAGTCTTCTTTGGACATGAATTCCGTTTCGAACGCCCATTTCATGTCGCTTTTGTCGGCCGCGCGGGCGAATGGATCGATCCACACGCTGAAGGGGTCCTGGATGCGCTCGATGTACAGCTCCTGATCGAAGCTGGTCGGGCAGCAATAGCGGGTTTCCACCTTGAAGTAGGCGAAGGAGCCGGCGGCCGACTGCTCGATGGCGGTCTCGTAGACTTCATCGGCCTTGCTCGCGTATTCGATGTGCCGGATCATGCCTTCCAGGACTTCGGCGGTGTCGGGGTCGCCTACCGAATCGACGGGATGCACTTCGATGCCGGGCTGGTTGGTGCGCGCCTCGTTGGCCACCTGGTTGACCGGCCCGGTCAGTTTGTTGAAAGTAAGGCACGGACGGCGGTTATTGCCCGCGGTCCGTGCCTGAACGTCTGCGGAGTCCCACTGCTTGCCGCGGACGTAATCGAGGTCGATGCGCGCTTCCTTGCGGATCTGCTCCTCAGCCGCCTGCACCAGCGTGAAGCGCTCGCGGGCGGTGGCCAGGATGTCTTCGTCGGATGGCTTACGGGGCACTGCGAGTTATAATAGAAGCAACCGGGATGCTATCCCGTTGAGGAAAAACATTGACTACAAAAGAACTAACCGACATCGTTGCTGCCAACAGTTTGGCGATTGCGGAGAATACAAAATCCATCGCGCAGTTGACGCAGAATTCTTTGACTCTCCACGAGTCCATCAAATCGCTGGAAGCCGCAGCGGAAATTCTGCTGGAAAGCGCCAATAAACACGAGGCGGTGATTGCGAATCTCGAGAAGCAGTGGCAGGCATACATCAATACGTTGCCTAAGAGTTGATCTTCCGCCGTGCGTATTTCCGCGCCAACGGAAGCGGCCGGAGTCGCGTCCGGAAGGGGCTCCCCGACAGAGAGCCCCCTATTCCCGGACATTGGCTTACTTGGGAGTAGCCACCGGCCCGCCCGGCGCCATCGGCGGCGTGGGCTGCAGCGACGTATCGTAGATGAACCAGCGGTAACCGACACCCACCACCCACACCACGATGGCGACCTTGCCTTTGAGTCCGAGTTCGGGAGGCAGCGGCGGCCAGATGGTTCCGGGAGGCTGCGGCAGCGTATTGTCGGGTGCCTCGGCGATGTAGATCGGCGGCATAGCAGTTACCGGCGGCAGATAAATTGGCGGCGTAGGCACGCCCGGCTTCGGCCATACGCCGGGCAGGGGCGGCAGCGGCACCGGCTGGTGGCTCCCGTAAGGCGGGAACTGCGGCATCGGTCCGCCGCCCGGATGCGGCGGTTGCGGCCACATGCCGGGAGGCGAAGGCCACATGGTGGGAGGCGCGCCGCCGGGCGCGATCGGCGGCATGATGCCCGGAGTGCCCGGACCCCAGATACTGAGCGGGGGCTGCGGCCACATCTCTGGCGGCGATCCGCCGAGCTGTTCGCCGATCAGCTGGATATACGCGAATGGCATAAGTGTTATTTCCCTTTCATCATTTGGCTGAGGTTATTAGTTACGGGTGGGCGCGCCGGTTTCGCACGGGGAATCCGGGCACCGGACTTACGCGCGGTGTTGAGCGCGATCGCTACGGCCTGCTTGGCGGGATATTTCTCGTCTCGCAGTTTCGAGATGTTCTTGCTGATTGTGGCCCTGGTGGTCCCCTTGTTCAGCGGCATGGGTTTCCTCTATCGGTATTCCACCCACGAAACCAGCGCCGGCGTTCCGGCGGTGACGCGGGTTTCATAGTAGTAATCCGCCAGCACCATGAAAAACAGCTCGATGGTCGATGTCTGATTGCTGTCGTCATGGATTCTGCGCCAGCACCGTATAGCCCGCGAGATTGGCGGCTGCGCCGGTCCTGTCAGAGACCAGCACGGCAGCGCCGTAATCGTTGCCCTGATAGATCACCAGATTCGCTCTCGAGGCCATGTCATGCCATCCATGAACCCGCGTACTCGCCCAACAGTCGCGACTCCTCGGGCACTGCCGGCGCCACGTGCGCGGCGAACGTCAGCGCCAGGGCGTCGGCGTTGTCCGGGGACGCGATGCCGCGCTTCACCATGTCCTGTTTGCTCTCGAGCACCAACTGCTCGCGGCGGTTGCGGTCCGCGCCGGGGCCGGTGAGGTCGTTCTCGAGCACCGTGTCGCCCACGATGGCGCCGTGCTCGAGCCAGTCGCGCAGTTTGTTCCACATGTAGGCCCGCATGTTGGCCTGATGGCGGTCTGGGGAGTTGGCGCCGAAGTTCACTTCCTGCACGTTGGTGAAGCCCATGCTCTTCAGCCGCTCGACGTACGGCGCGCCGTAAGCCGAATCGACGAACATCATGGCGACCTTGTGCCCCGGCCGCTTGTCGTTTAAGATCTCGGCGAGCTTCGACAGCATGGGGCCGCGATCGCCGCGGGTGAACTCGCCGGCGATCCGGATGGGCGGGATGGTGCGCGCGTCGTATCCGCGGCGGAACGCGATCACGTTCCAGGCCGCGCCGCCGCCCGAGACGTCGAAGCCCGCGATCAGCGGATCGTCGGGGAACGTGGTGACCTGGCGGCGCTGCGCTTCCCAGACGCGCTCGCTGTCGATGAACTGCAGATCGCCGGCCCGTGGCGCCACGCCACGCACGCGGACCCGGACGAAATCGGAGTCTTCGCCCCAGTCGTTCACCCACTCGGCGATCAGTTCTTTATTGGTGAACCGGCAGGTGCGGCTGTCCACGATGCGCTGCTTCCAGCGGTCACGCTCGCTGCCGAACACCACGCGATGAAACTTGCCCTGGTTGCGCGTGGGGTTGCCGAAGGCAAAAATCATCGGCTCGCCGTCGGTCAGCCCGCCCTCGGCCACTTCCCAGATCTCATCGGGCACGGCGCTCGATTCGTCGAATAAATACCAGCTGGTGCTGTTGGCGGCGTGCTGGCCGTGAAAGGCTTCGGAGTTTTCCTTACGGCAGGTCTGTGCGCTGACAAACCAGGATTCGGGCGCGCATCTGGCGGCGATCTTATTGGCGCCGATGGTGAACCAGTGCGCGGTGATGCACATCTTCGTCCACTTGACGATGGTGGGCCAGCTCTTCGACTCGAGCTGCGGGAAGGTGTTGGCAGTCACCGTGCCCTGGGAGTGCGGGCGGGTGGAGAGAATCCAGTTGGTGAGCCAGCCCGAGATGGTGGATTTCCCCGTACCGTGGCCGCTCGAAATCGCTTCGCGGATGGGCAGTACGGGGTGAATCCCATCGAAGGCACGTGCTCGCACCTCGCGGCCAATATCCATGAGTAAGTCGCGCTGCCAGTCGTCAGGGCCGTGGTAACCGGCGAGCGGGCCGGGTTCGCCCCAGGGGTACGCCGCAATGACGAACCGATAGGGGTCGTCTTTGAGGCTGGCCATCAGCTCGATCAGTTCGATTTCAAGCTGCGTCCGGTTTGATTTCAATCAGGCGTCCTCGGGCGCTTGTGAGGAGATCGGCGAGGTTCACGGTGGCGGAGACATCGACGGTGGCGCGTTCGCGGTATTTATCGGGCATAGCGCCACGGGCCAGGAACATCAATAGCGCGTCGCTCTCGCCGTCGATCGCGCGGCGGAAGATCTCGTCTTCGATCATATCCGGAAGCTGCTGCTGCACCTGTTCGAATGCAGCACGATACGCTGGATTGGTTTCGAGATGGTAGTAATGTGTGTCGCGATGAATACCGGCGATCGCACACGCATGAACCACGCGGCCGGTAACAGCATAGGCCTCGAGGAATTCCTGCATCTTCGCCTGGCTGATCTTTTTCGTTGATTTTTTGAACTTCATTTCCGGCTTTGTGTCGGAAGTGTCGGATTTGTCAGTTTCCGGAAGGTCCATACGCCGGGGGGATTCTCCTCAGTTTCGCGGTTATGCGAATACTTCTGGTTAGTGGGCGGGCGCCTGGCGGGGAGTAAGTCGATGTTGTCGTGGACGGCGATCAGGGCGCGGATGCGCTGTCTGGTGCCGCGTCCGATGACGTGGCCGCCGTCCAGCATGCGCTGGGCGGCGGTGGCCGACACGTAGCCGAGCAAGGCATTGCCGGAGCCGTAAATGGGCAGCAGGTTGCGGGGAGATGACACGGGGTTGAAAAGGGAATTGGGAGTTCGGGATTAACGTGGTGTCCGAGCCCACGTGAACGCGATCCCATCTGAACGCGCTATTAGATTTGTTGTAAGCGTACAATTAAAACGCTTTACGCGTCAAATGATTTGTCCGGCAGCGTGTTCCCAGTAGCCGGGTGATCTCCTCTAAGCCTTTCTCGCTGTCGTCGTAGGTCATAGTGGCTTCGCGCTTTTGCTGGCGATGTTGCCTTCCTCCAGCGTGTCGAATATGGCCTCCATCCTTTTCTGGCTTTCCCGGATCGCTTCCTGGGTCTTGGCCAGTTGTTCTATCTGTTCGTCAAGCGTCATAGGCCGTTTTGGCCCCAAATTTCCTGGTTTCATGTTGGGACAACTCATTCCCCGGATTCCCGGATCGCCGCCTCGTACTCGGCTCGCTCGCGCTCCGCCGCCGCCGCGCGCTGCTGGCGATCGCGCTGGCCATCCGCGTAGGAATCAAAGAACGTGGAGTCACGCGAGCCACGATTCAGAATCTCGAAGTCTCCCCGTTCATCCTGCTTCTGGACCACCAGATAGCGATCATTCTCGGCTACCACGATCGCGTCATATCCCTCCTCTTGCCCGCCCCACCACACATAGATCGTCCGGCCCCGCAGACGCTCGGCGCGGCGTGCTTTTAGCGCGGCCCTCTCTGATTCGGTTAGAGCCGGAAAGGGCCGCGGCCTGAACTTCACGGCGCGCTCGGCGCGGTTCTCGATCTCTTCGATGGACACCAGCCCGCCCTGCAGCAAGACCGCCCGGTAAGTAACGTGGCGGGCGTCCTCTCCGTTTTTGGTGTACGGGCCGGGGCCACCAGCCACGATATTGGTGGTGTAAAATTCGACGGTTCCCGTGAAGCCGCAAGCCTGATCGTCAAGAGTCAGTTTTCCTTCGGCGGTGATGACATAGGTTTTTAAATCGCAATCCAAATCCTTGGTCTGGTATGCGGCACCCTGAAAACATGCTGGCGGATTCCCCGGAAGCGGATACTCGCACCGAATATAATCGAACATTCCCATCGCTAAACCACCTCTGCGGTTACTCTACCTTGACCAGCGCTTCCAGCTCATATCCGCACCTCGATCTCGCGCGGCGGCGCGCTCTTGCCCTTGGTCCCACGCACCGTCATAGGCGTCCATACCACTTGCTTGTACTTGCCGAACAGCCCTCTGCCCTCGCGGTAATCCCGGAAGTGGCCACGGCAGATGTGCATCGCCTTGGCCACTCCGACTGTGTCGCTCTTGCCCTCGCGGCGCAGAATCTGTTTCAGGGGCTCGATCACCAGCGTCTTGTAATTCACCGGCCAGGATCCGGTCTTGGCGAAATATTTTTTGGCCAGCGGCTTGGGTACGGTGTTCTCAGTGATGGTGACGTTCTTGCAATGCAGGAAACTGATGGCCAATAGCGTGGGATGCACCCAGATAATCAGCGCCTTCATGATGGCGTCATCTTTCTGGTCGGCGAAGCCTTGCATCCAGGGTTTATCGAGACAACGGCCCTCAGCGTCCACGCAGAAGAAGATGGCCCCATGCGGACCACTGGGGCTCTTACCCCGGTGGCCGTAATCGATGAACAGCTCGCACCACAGCACCCATCTGGTGGCCTCGGGGAATTCGCCGGTCACATCCTTACGGTCGGCGGCGTGCACCAGAATGCCGACTTTGGCATTGGGATCGATCAGGGTGGAAAGGTCGGTATCGCCTTTCTCTTTGCTGTGGATGCGGTTCGGCAGACGATGCTCGCACCAGAACGCCGGGAAGGGCGGGGCGAGATTGGGGAAGTCCTTGTCCAGACTCCAGAATTCCTGGTCGCTGACGTGGAAGTAGTAATCGGCCACGTTATCGATGAGCAGCACCGGCAGCTCGCGGTTCTCCAAGTGTGGCAGGAGATTGGCCGTGTACTGGTCCCAGTCGCGCACGCGGTGGGGCGCTACCCAGACCGGCATCTGGAAGGCATGATGGGCGCGCAGGTCGTCGATTAGGCGCGCCACTTCGCCATATCCTCATCCGTGAGGTCCCTGAACAAATCATCTACGAGCTGCCCCTCGTACTCAGTAATGCCGAGAGCATGAGCGATTTCGCGTATCAGGGAATTGCCAATCTCGCCTCCTTCCACTAATTCATCAAAGCTTCCGTGATGGATCCAAAGGAACTCGTCCCTGCGATGGCCAAACACGATCAGGCTGCCGTCTGGCATGCGCCCCACGTGCTCACCTTCATGATTCTTTATCAGCCATTTCTCTATCTGGACAGGTCCAATGGAAAATTGATGCGCAGTGATTTTAGGGCGAATCGGGTTTGGCATTTACTTCTCTCCCTTTCCATTAGTGTGCTCACGCGTGATGGCGCGGATCAGGCCATCGAGATTTGCTTCAATCTGTTTCATGCGGGCATCGCTGGCGTCAACATAGCTAGCTACTGATTGCGTCACATTGGCGATCATTTCGTTGGTCTTTAGCATGGCTCCGGTCAGGATCTGCAGGTTGGCGCTGGCAGTCTCCAAGTTCTTTTCGATTCGCTCGAAGCGTTCTTCTACCTCTCGTTCCATGTCAATTCCGTGATCCTTTCAGATACTCGCGGGTTTGCCGTTGCGCTTCCTGCAATTCCAATAACATGGGCATAGCTTCTTCCATGCTCGCGAATTTGCTCGGCATGAGTTCGTAATTCAGTTGCGTAGAGCCGCAGAGATCGCACTTGGCATTGAGCACCTTTTCCGTCACCATTTTTTGAAACTGCTGCTCCAGGGCTGTAAGCAATGCCGTGGCCTCGGTCGCGTGCTCGTATTCATTGGCGACCGCTAGGATGCAATGACGATGGGGGCAGAGCAGTTGGCAAATGTAGACTTTCATTTGGCTTCAATTCCTCACACGCCCTCGGAGGCCAAGGCTACGAATGCCTTGTTCCATTCCTCGCATCCGACAATCCGGACCCGCACGAAGTCACTGCCGCCGGATGCTTACCCTTTGCCATTTTGATCCTCGCGGCCCAGTTCCTGGATGAACGCGGCGATTCCCACCATCAGTGCGGATTGCAGCTTGGCCAGGCGCGCATCGCGCTCTTCCGCTCTCGCCTCATTATCTTTGTGAATCGATGCCAGCAGTTCCACTGACTGGGTAAGCGCCTCGATCCTTTCGTCAATCGTCATGCGGCCTTCCTCTTACGCGCTGATGCCGGCCTTTTGGCCTTGTGACCCTTCCACCGTGCCGCCGCCGCTTTAGCGGCGATCTCTTTGCGCCTCTCCGGGCTCAGCTTCTTCAACCGCTGGCGTACCATCTCCATGGCCGCAGCGTTTTTCTTCGCCATATCCCCACGTTAGCACACACCTGACATGAGCATAGATTTCACCCCAAAGTCCAACTGACATGCTCACGTCCGCTTGACTGAACATGCTCACGTGAGCAATAATTAGATTGTAAGACAGCCGCGAAGGCTTTAAAGCGCAAGGAAAAACGATGACCCGCTTCTCTGAAACTTATCCCGCAGCCTACACAATAGGCCCCTCCAATGCTTGCGACAATTGCGAGCACGAGGTCATGGAAGACCTCCGCGAGGTATTCGAATACCGCCACGGCACGCACCGCTTTTACGCTTGCGACGAGTGCTACAACGAAATCCAGGCCGATCTCGAAAAGGCGCAGCAGGAGGAGATCCGCCGCAAGACGATCCTCCGCGCAGAGCACCTGCACGCCGTCCGCATGTACGCCCAGATGTACGTCGCTCTGGGCGGAACCCGCATGTGCTGCGAGTGCAAGACCGCCGAGGCCCGCTGGGATTCGCTCTACTGCTCGGAAGAGTGCCGCAAGAGCTTCCTCACCTTTCCGGAGGTTGCGTAGCCATGATCATCAAGACCAGCTTCGTTTACCCGCCAATCCCGAACCGCAATTTCGATTGGCTCGCCTACGTCGATGGGCACGAGGAAAACACGCGGCTCCAGGGATGGGGCCGCAGTGAGGCAGAGGCGATCGCCGAGTTGAAAGAACGAATCGAGGAAGAGGAATAGTCCAATGGAAATTATCAGATTCGCCACAAATGTGGCGCAGGAAGTGCGGCTGAAAGGACTCGAAGGCCGTCTCGTGGACAGCAAATTCGGGGGATCGCAGTATCTCTTCTACGCACAGGAAGGCGTCTTCTACGTCTCTGAGCCGGTCGGCAGGATCCTAATGGATCAGTTCCGCGCATTGGACGTCAAACCCGGCGAGACGGTCGAAATCTGCAAGGCCGAAACCGGCAACGGAACGGGACGCAAGACGCAGTGGACCGTGTCGGTGGTGGTGGCCGACGGGTTCGCGACGATCGGCGAGCAGAAGGTGGACGTCTCCCCGTCAACGGAGCTCGAGCGCAAGCTGGCCGATTCCATCGCGGTGGTCGAGGCCCGCAAGCAGGCCCAGCGTGCACCGGCCGCAACGCCGGTCGAGCAGCCCGCCTGGGCGCGCGCGCTGGCCAATCAGACCCGCCAGTTGATCGATGTCTACGCCGATGCCCTGGCCTATGCCGGCGAGAAGCACGGCAACGCCGTCAAACCCGAGGACGTGCGCGCCATGATGACCACGCTATTTATCAACCTCTCCAAGAACGGGAGCGCCGCCAATGCTGCCTAAGATCACCTTCGAACTCGACGAGCCCGTAGCCCTGCGCCTGCGATACGCGCAGGGCCTGCTCATCGGCAACAAGTTTTACGAGCGGTGGCCGGGCGACACGGTGCAGTACATCTTCAGCGCCGAGGAGGGCGTGTTCTATCTCAGCGATACCGCGGGCGCACTGCTGAATGCCCGCCTGCGGTCCCGCGGGGTGCAGCCCGGGCAGACGATCACCATCACCAAAGTGAACGTGCCGAACCCGAACAGCGCTAGGCCGATCGCCGAGTACTTTCCGCGGGTGTGCGAGGAGCTGGCGTGACCTACCGCTTCTTCTGCGTGCTGATGGAAATGCACCAAGCCGATCCCGAGACCGTGGAGCAGTTCCTGGACGATCCCGAGTTCCGAGAGGAAGTGATGCGCCGCATGCAGCCTCAGGGGCTGTTGGACGCAGTTGTCAAAGAGACTGAGAAACAAAAGGAATCTTAATTTTATGAAACGTATTTTTATTACGACGATAATTGCTGCCGCACTGCTGGCCGGTGGCTTGAATGCACAGACGAGAACGGAGGATAAACGCTGGGTGCCGGTGGCGGTCACCAGCGATTATCAGACTTATGTCTACGTGGATTCGCAGACCATCCGCCGTACTGCGGATCTAGTTACGGTGTGGGAGAAATTTGCTGACCGACCTGGCGGGTATTCCCTGCACCGGATCGAGATCCACCGCAGTGGCCAGTATCGGTTTCTACTAGGATATGAATACGCGGCTGATGGGAGCTTGATCCATTCGTGGAGCACGCCGAGCGGCTGGATCGATTCCGCCCCTGGATCGGTCCAAGAACAGGTGAATCAATATTTCTTCCCGCTGAAGCAAATTCCCACAGTTCGTTACTGATCGAAACCGCCTAACGGTTATACTGACAGCACGAGAACCGTAGAACTAACCGCACTTTAGCGCCGGGGGCCGCAAGGCTTCCGGCGTTTTGTTTTTCGAATTGGTTATCCTGACAGAACCGTCATGGCTCCGACAATCGAATCACTTCAACACGAAATCAAGCGCGAGATGGATCGGTTTGCTTCCCTGGACCGCAAGCTGCAAATCCTGTTGTCCCTGGAATACCGGCATCTGTCCGCCCCTCTGCCGTTTTCCGACATTCAGTTCCGCAGCTATTCGCAGAACGGGGAGGACGGAATCCTGCTCTACCTCTTCTCGCTGATCGGCACCACCAATCGCCTGGCGGTCGAGATCTGCGCCGGCAACGGCATCGAGTGCAATACCGCCAACCTGATCATCAACCACGGCTGGCGGGCGCTATTATTCGACGGCGATCCCGCCAACGTGGAATCGGGGCGGCGGATGTATGCCGGTTTAGCCGATACCTGGATCTCTCCCCCGCAACTGGCGCAGGCCTGGGTCACCCGGGAGAATGTCAACGATCTGGTGCGGCAGCACGGATTTACGGGCGCGATCGATCTGCTTTCGATCGATCTCGACGGCAACGATTATTGGATATGGCAAGCGCTGGACGCGATCCAGCCGCGGGTGGTGGTGGTGGAATACAACGGGGTGATCGGGCCGGACCGGGCAGTGACCATACCGTACGATCCCCAGTTCCGTCTGGATTTTTCGCGAACGCCGTATTACTGCGGAGCTTCGCTGGCCGCGTTGGTCAAACTGGGACGCGAGAAGGGCTACCGATTCGTCGGTTCCGAGCGGCTACAGTTCAATGCGTTTTTTGTGCGCGAGGATCTGGCGGGCGATCGCCTGCCGGAAGCTGCGGTTGAGCGCTTCTCGCCGGGTTTTCCGGGTGTGGATTGGGGCGATCGGATCTGGCTCGATGTCTAAGCTGATTTTGTACCGCTGAGGCGTCCGAAATATACATGTCAGGGCGAAGT